GTAACTAAAGCCAGGGACTTAGAAAAAAAGTGACGGGGGCAGTCTCACCCTTATGGCTATTGGGTTTCACTGTGCTGTTTTGCAGTTTTTCGATCGGTCTTACCGTTACACCAGTAAGTGGTTCAAGACGCACACTGACACAGTGCTTCCCTTGTGGTGATTGGGTTGGACTGTGTGGTTTTTGCCGTTTTCGTTCAGTCTCGCCTTTGTACCAGTAGGTAGTTCTGTGTCGTAGTAGTTGGTCGGACTCGCTGATCGTTTCGCAGTGCTGGGCAGTTCGTTGCCTCGTGTGGTGGGGGGAGGGGGTGGGGGTCGTGTGTCGGGTGTGCATGGTGTCACCCACGATTGCCTCTGCGACTGTTGCATGATCTATGTGCTGCAGCCAGTGGGGATTGTGGGTCGCCTGCGATGACATGGTCGGCAGTCCAAGGATCGTCACTGCGTGCAGTCTGTCCACAGATCCAACACACCACTGCTGTGTCACGCACTTGCTTTGCCCGTTTGCGGTAGTCGCCTGCGTAATGCGGTCGTGGTTTGCGTGGGTGTTCCCTATCCCATTTTCGTTGGCATAACTCGCAGCGATTGCCTTTCGCTGTGATCGTGCCACAGGTGAGGCATGGGATACCTCTAGGCATTGCGGTGTTTGTCGCTGATGATTTTGGGTACGCAGTTGTTCCATTCGATGTGGTGATGCAGTCGTGGGTTGGCTGGTCCCATTGATCGAACGGTGACGCATGACGGGGCGACCACGACGCTGTACATGGACTTCATATAGGTGCCTGTATCCAAATACAGTTCGGTCATTCCGCCTTTGTTCACTTGAGTCATCGCTGGGTTCACGCACACGATCGCTGGGGTGAACATCAGTTCCCCTCTTGCACCGTATGTCAGGTAGGTGTTCACATCGTCATTTAGTCGCCCGACGAATTGCAGGGGGCGGTCAGTTCTGAACAGCCACGAGTTCATTACCTTGCGGACAAGTTGTTGTCTGTAGATGTTTGATCCAAGTCCGCCAATGAAGTCGCCTGCCTGCGCCATTGCCACTGTTGTTGCGTTTGAGTCCTCCATGAATTCGATCAGGGCGTGGATCGCTTCATCAAGTGACTTTTGTTTGCGTGATAGCAAACTGTCACCATTTTTGAACCTGTATCTAAAATCTATGTAATCGTCATCCAATTGCATGAAGTATTTGAGACCGAGTTCGCTTGCAATTCGGAACGAGGCATTGCGTTTATAAATGACACTGTTGTGGTGCTGAAGGTTGTCACATACATCGGTTGTCTTGGCAGTCTCCGATGAGTTGATCACGAACACTTTGTCCTTGCCGAACCGCTTGTAGTATTCCTCTGCGGTTTCGTCCTCATCGTCGATGATCAGGTAGATCTCGCCTGTGTAGTTGCAACTGCGCAACGCCTCAATCGTGGTCACATTGTCGGGTCTGCCGTGCGTGAGGATGAACGCTGCAAAGTTTTTCACTCGTACGCCCCATCCTTCTGCATCAGTTCCTCAATCGTTTCGCTGAAGCGTGCGTACCCGTTAGCGATTGCGTCATCCACATCTATGATGACCAGCACGGACTGTTCCATAAGGCGTTGAATGTCTGCAGGTTGGTGCGCATAGAACTCTGCAATGCGCCCGTAGTCGAACACATAATGGCGTGTTGCTGCGATCTTCAAGAATTCTTTTATGTCATCAGGCAGTTCTGCGTGGTTGATCTGTTCGATCAATTGCTTGGTTTTGGTTTGATCCACGAGTTTCGAGATGGGTGGTTTTTCGCCTGTGATCTCGTACTGGGGGATTTTGGCGTGTTGCACATACGGGTTCTCACTTGGATCGACTGCACCTTCAAGATCGGCGATGAATTGGTCGAGGTCGTCACCGTCGTATCCCGTACCAAGCAGTTCCATTTCGGTGTCGGATAGTTCCTTCAACAGTTCAACAAGTTCGCTTTGATCGTAGGTTGAAAGGTCGTTGGTGCGGTTATCCACAAGCAGAATTCGCAGTGCTTGTTGGTCGTCGCATACGATGGGGGTTGCTGCGATCTCTTTCCAGCCGAGTGCCTTTGCTGCCTTCCATGTGTGGTTGCCTGCGAGGATTCGCCCAGTTGATTGCTGATACACGATCGGGCGGTACTGCCCGTGTGATTTCAGCGACTCGCTGATTGCACCAACATCACCTTGCCGAACATTTTGGGGATGTTCATGAACATGGTCAATGCTTACTGATAAATGCTTTAGTTCTTCTCTGATCATCACTTCTCCATTTGTTTGCGTTTTTAGCATAGACCGCCATGTAGATAAGCGAACCCAAAATGAATCCGTGCTGTGCCGTCTGCAGACTGTAAATAATCCACAAACATTCCACGCCGATCATCCATAAGAACGCTTGCCAGCGTTTCTGCCCGACGAACACCATCCCCATGATGCCGACGACGGCAAGAACCCACGACCACATCAGTGCCGTATTGCATCAGCAGGTGGCGACCATGTGCATGTTGGGTCGATTGCTGGGCGTGTTGCCAAATGAACCGTGCCGTCACTGAACAAAGTGACTAGAACATCGACCGCTTGGTTGTTCGTGTCGTAGTTCTTGATCGTTGCGATCCATCGGGCGTGCCCGTCGTAATCAGCAAGAACAGTGGCGAATTGTGGGTTGAGACTGGTCACAGTTCGGTGCCTTGTGACATTGCAATCTGAATTCTTTGCAACATGGATTGAAGTTGCTTCAATTCGTTTGCTTGCATCTGAGTTTGCAGGTGCAAAGACTCGTTTTCTTTCCTTAGAATTTCCAACTGTTCACGCAACCCGTCAGACGACACTTGCATGTCATCAACCACGCTTTGCCAATACTGCAATTCAGCCTGATGCGACTCGCTCATTTCTTCTTCTTTCGTTTCTCGATTTCAGCCTCTAATGCTTCCACCGTTTTGATCAACAAATCCACTTCCGTTTGACCGACGGTGACACGGCGCAGAAAACGCACCGCATTTGCCAGATCACTTACATTCATTGGGTTTCCTCTCTAAAAAGATCCTCTGCCACCATTGCAGGTGGTCACACTCACACGGGTAAAAGGGGGAGGAAAACCGTGTCGGGTGTGCGCTGCTTGCCAGAGGAGAACTTGAATCCTAGTCGTTGCTGTATCGGTAATTACGGGATGAAATTCGTTCCCGTTCAATGCGTGCCATGCGCTGTTGGTGACGCTGCCACGCTTGTTCCTCGTCAGCCCATCGTTTGATCATGCGCAGCAACCACACACCCCAAACGACGACCATGCCGACGAACAGCACGAACATGATCAGACCTTCCTGTGTCATCCTTCGATCCTTTCAACGCTGCAGAGGTGAACCCTGCGTTCACTGATGTTTGCGATGCTTGCCATAAACGCCTTTGCAGCAGGTGCCACGGTTTGATTATCACCAGCCAGCCACAAAATGTTTTGCAGCCATTCGCCTGCGGACAACCACGCACCATCCTCATCCTGCTCCATTGCCACGACCATTTTCACCTCAAAGAATGCGGTGTCGGGTGTGTCGATCAATTCGATGTTCTCGAAATGTTGCTTTGTTTGTTTGCTCATTTTTCCCACTCCCGTCGTTCGACAAATGCGACCGCATTTTCGGTGCTGCACACTTGCCATCTGTTTCGTCCTCGCAGTTTGCGACCTTCGATGACTCGACCGTCGATCGACAACCTGAAATTGCCTTCCATCACTCGTTCGGTGTCACCGACCTTGTAGGTCAGTCGCCCTTGTCGTTCGATCAAGTCGATGTTCACGCCGTCACCTCGCAGTGCTGCGTGCCCTTCTTATGTTGTTCGATGCGAACCCAACCACACGAACCGCATGCCTCGGCATCGGGATGAATTTGTGCTGCGCACGCCCAACACGACACAGTTCTGCGCATGTCAGTGTTCGGATCATTTAGGTGTACCTGCGTGAAGTGGGTCAGTTTGTCGTTCAACCGATCCGTTTTGTGGTCACACCAATCACACTTGTATTTAGCCATTTCCCTCTCCTTTTTTGAGTCGGTAGGGTGATGCCCCCGACGGACACCACCCTACCATCCACTCAGACGAGTGCGAGCAATCGCTTGATCGCTGCCTTGTCGGATTCCTCGGTCACACCCGTGAGTGTGTCCATCATGTTGCGCTCGGCACGCACGGTCGCACCCTTGATGGGGCGGAAGTGGTGTCGGTGAGTGTTCACGAGTTGCAGTACCCCGTATGCGGTTCCCTTCCAAGGGGCGACTCGTTCGTCGTTTTCCCACAGTGAACCAAACAGTTCTCGGTTGTTCCACGCCTTGTTTTGTGCAAGGGTGCCAGCGTCATCGGCGACGGGAAACATCTGGGTGACGAACTTGTCGAACACCTGATCTGTGACCTTGACCGACAGCAGTTGTTCGACCTCACGGGCGAAGTCGTCGCCCAGTTGGTAAACGATCTGCAGTGCATCACGGGCAGACGCAATCCGCAGACCAGAGTTTGCGGTGTGTCGGATGCGGTATTCCTGACCCTTTTCTTCGAGTGCTGCAGCCCGTGTGTTGTCACAAACAACCACAGTGACGGTTCGCTTGTAGGTCGTGGCAATGCTGCCGTTGAATGAGGTGGTCGCCAGCAGGTGTGGTCGGAATTCAACATCCGCCACCTTCATGTTCTCTGGCATTTCAACCTGAACCCAACCGATTGCACCGCCCTTGAGCAGTCCTGCTGAACCGATCGTAATGTTGTCATCCAAGATTGACTCGACCTGCGTCAGCAGTGCGTCGTCGTACTGGTGCGGAACATACCGACCCGATGGCACACCCAAAATTTCGTTGGTGTCGTTTCGCACGATTGCCACCTTGTTTGGCACTTCCTTCAATTGATCACCGACCTGAATGAACATCGGCTGGGCGACTGCCTGCCAGTTGAACAAACGACGACGAACATCCTCTACGGGAACTGCGCCCTCGTAGTGGTTCGACTCCTCGCCTTGGTCGGATGCCTTGTAGTGCCAAGCATTGCCTCGCTTGGCGGTGTGACCAACCAAAACATTTTGGTTGAGCCATTCACTTGTTTCGGTACTCATTTCCTTTTCCTTTTTTGTTTGTTGGTTTTTGCTTCGGCATTTTGCCTTGTGGGTGTCACGGAGTTGAACCGTGATCGCTGCCGTTCAGCCACCCGACCGTTTACTCGGCGTAGTTGTCGTTCATCTCCTGCACATACTCGGCAACTTCGGGAACAGTCATGCCCACAATTTTGCAGAGGTCATTCAAGTGACTGAATTGGTCGTAGGAAAAGGTGAAGCGATCAAGCCACTTTGCCACCATTTCCATTGCCTCAAGCAGTGCCTTTTCTTTTTGTTCCTCGGTGTACCCCATTTTGTCCTCCTTTGTTTGTCGGGTTGCCCCGTTGATGAAAACCAATCTATTTGGTCGCTCATCGTTTTGCAAATCATTTTGCAAACTTTTTTGACTTTTTTTACCGTGCTACTAAAGGGAAATAGAAGGTTTGTAAAAAATCGACCCCAACAACCCTGCCCTAATCACTTGAAAATCGATCAGAACGAACGACAGACCCCAATCAGCCCGAAATGGACCAAGGTTGCCAACCAGCAACACTGAACAACAAACGCCCAGCAACCAAATTCGTAAGCGGATCAAGCAAAGGTTCCTGATCACAAACACCCATCTGCTTGCAGATCAGTCCGTGATACTGCGGATGATCCTGCTTCCAGTGAACACCGTTGATCTGTAACAGACCACTATCACTCGGATGCGACCACGACGACATGCGAACGAAGTTGCAGTTGCGATCAACAACCGAACCGCCGATGCGACGAGGACAACAGCCACTTTCCCTCTGAATGATCTGCACGAGTTTGCCCATCTGTTTCGGTTGCCAACCAGCCTGCAGTGCAACCTCTGGAACCCACGAACAGTCACCGTGTCGATACACACGGGGAATCGGTTTGTTGAATTCATCCACCAACCACACACTCGGTTTTTCAACCGCTTGAGGTTTTGGTGCCTCTGCAGCGTGTGCGACACCGATCAGTGAACCAATTGACAGTCCTATAATTGCCAAGATTTTCTTCATCATCACTTTCCCTTCCCTTCTCTGGTCAGTTTTGGATGTGCAAATACACAGACAGTTTGTGTGTGTGATCTCCGTTCCGCAGCGCAGCGAATGTGCGCACCTCGTTCGCCTCGTGTCGGCGTGTTAGCACTCATCATAACAACAGACCCGTGTGAATGCCTCCCATCGGGATGCCTCACTCCGATACCCTAAAAATTCACACACAGTTGCCTCGTCACTTTGCGTTTCACATTTCGTCTTGCATGTTCAAGCGCATGACGATCTACCCTCGTTTCCGAGTGTCATCCATCCGAGGCGCAACCCTCGGTAGGTCTTTGTGCTTCTCTCAGTTGTAAACAGTGATCAATTACCGCATGCGCAGCGTTTGACCACCGTGTATGTCTTTCCCAAATGCGTTTCCGTGTAAAACGAAGCGTGCAGCGACTCAACATCAGTTAGTTGCGTGATGCGCCACCCCGTATCCCAACCATTACCGTCGCAAATGTCGCAAGCAGTGAAAACAACCTTTCGGTTCGCATTGAACAGTTGCCCGAACATCGCTTTTATTTCAGGCAGTGATGGAATACGCCCGTGCTGCTCGACCAGATCGATCACCTTTCGAGCATCATCAACATCCAGACTCAGCAAATAAGTGTCCTGACCCCATGTTGCCTTCATTGTGTTTCTGCTGACATTGTGCGCTGGGAAAATTCCCACGATGCGATCGATCATCCCCTCTATTTGTGACGGTGTCACCATTTCTCCTTCATCATTCTAAATTTACAATCGGTTAGCGGAACTGCAACAAATTTTTCTGCGTTCGTGTATTTCGTGTCTTTGGTTACGACTGGACTTGACAGCATCGTTTTGCCCGAAACAAATAGTGCCATCGTTCGTTCGTGGTTGAACATCACGAACCAATTTCTTTTTGACTGTTTGGCAAACTTAAGTTTTCTAGCCGACCAATGCACTGTGACAAACGGAAAGTTATTTCCTTTCCAATTATGTTTCACTTCAACTTCAAAGTCGTATTCTTCTCCGTACTTGATTGCTTGAACATCAATACCGAACTGATCTTCATTTACCCAAGCGGAAAAGTCTCGGTTATTTAGCCAGTCGATCAGTTCAAGTTTTGCGTTGTCGTCAGCGTCATAGTGCGCTTTGTCGAATACTTTGCTTGTCATTTGATCAACGCCAACAATTCCGAAAATTCTTCGAGGGTCATCAGCACGATGCCATCCTTTGAACCGTCAGGCATGGCGATCATTGCGAATGGGCGAACATCACCCAACGCTTTCGCTTCGTCGCTCTGCGCCTTCGCAGCGTTGAAACGAGTGGCGACGGGATAAACCTGAGCGCCTGCCTTGACCTCAACACGAAACATCCCACCCCAGTGTTCTTCGTGGCGTGTACCAGCCTTACCTGTTGCCGAAAGACCTAGTTTGCGTCTTGCGATGCGTGCCTTGTTGTCGCCTTTACTTCTGTTTCGTTTGCCTCGTGCGGTTGGGTCATTGCAACCTTTCACACGACGCTTGCCATCACGACCTGCACGACCCAGCAAACCAAATTTGGGGCATTCGGGCAGATTGCATTTGTCACGATTTCCTTGGCATTCGCCTTTTCGATCGTCAGTCACGGCTGCCCTTCTTGTATTCCTCGTAGTCGTCTTTGATCGCTTTGTGCATCAATGCAAACATTCCCTTCTCGGTTGCGAGCAGTCGCTCACAGATGTTGTGGATAAGTTCGTGAGTCAATACCACCGATTCTTCGTATGGCACTAAACCGTTCGGGTATTTCTCCAACAAAACATCTACAACATCAAGCAGTTCCTCAACTCCTTTGGGTCGTACAGGTGCTTCTCTCATTTGTTCTCCTTCAGTTGTAATCCAACCAACAAGGTCAGGTTTCTCTAGTCGTATGCGCTTAGTCGTCATCCTCGACCCCACGATCACCGCACAGTGGATTTTCTGCGATTGGCTTACGGCAGGTGCAGTGATAAGAGCGAACGCCTACGACCATCACGACGCTTTAGCCTTCGCTTTCTTCTTGTCACGAACAGATCGACGCTCAAGTGGTGTCAAACCACCAAACACGCCCCATCTGTCATCGTGTTCCTCTGATTGCAGTGCAAGTTCCAAGCATTGCCTACGAACGATGCAGTTCTGACAAATTGCCTTCGCCAGTTCCCACCGTTCATCACCTGCGCCTTTTGAGTTGGGGAAAAACACTTCGACACCAACACCAATGCATGCTGCATGTTCTCGCCAATGTTTATGTGTTCCCATCCACGCCCCCGTTGAGTGCTTCCTCAACCAAACCAAATTCGTACAGTGCGTCACGCAGTTGATCCAACGACTCACGATCTGTTCCGTCAAACGCAGTGACCAATCGTGCGCATGTCACGACCTTGCCCAACACCACTAGCCATTCAAGCCAGCGTGGATCAGGCAAGGGCATCGATGTGGTCACTTTTGTTCCTTTCGTTCGATCAAAGTCTTGATCAGCGTAGAGGCCTGAGGTGAAGTCAAGTCATTCAGCGACACATCACCAAACAATTCCTTGATCACTGGGTTCACATCGCCATCGACGACTTCCTTAGCCAGTTTGCTGACCAATCCTTTTTGTGCCTGTGTTGCCTTGGCGATTTTGCGGATGTTTGCGGAGGGCGCAACATCAACAACCTCACCACCGAACCTGTCAGCAATCATGTCCACCGCCTGCTGCGTGTTCTCAAAAATAGGCGCACGAACACCTTTCGACGGGTGCGTCGGTGCAGGTGCAACATCGTCACGACGGTTTCGAACCTCATCAAGTGATGCCACCTTCTGTGTGTCGGCAGCGAGGCATGCAACAATCGCACGACCCCATGCAGATGTTTCTGCGTTCATCACTTCACTGTCTCGTGTGTAATTCGTTTTACCGACCGCAGGTTCGGCTGCAACAGCGACCGCAGGCATCGGATCGTCAGGTGTTCGATAGCACGCTGCCGTGTAAACGATGAACTCACGGTTGCCGATGTTCATAACCTTGAACGGTTCGGCAGGGTTGAACGGTCGCAAAACCGCCTCTGGGTGTTTTTCTCTCAGTTGTCTAATTCGCTCGGCAACATCTACATAACCATCCATACTGAACGCCATAACTAATCTCCTTCTCTTTTGTTTGCTGCAGCACATTGTCTGCACCATGTTGTTCCATTTTTAGTGTGAAACCAGCCATTGTTCATTGACTCGTCTCGTATTTCTTGATCTGTGAACGCTGGGAAAATCCATTTCGTATGTCCACATTCGTCACATTTCAAGACCGTTGTTCGGATGATTGGCATCATTCAACCTTTCCGACGACTCGCATAACACGGAACGGTTTGCCTTCGTATTCAAACTGTTCCACTATTTCGGGATGTTCTTCACGCAGTTCAGTGACATTCAGTGACCGTTTTCCCTTTTGTTGTTTCCATGTCACGACTGGAACCCCGTTGATCGTGCCTATTTCGTCACTCAAAAGCATTCGTGCCAAAGCATCCTTTGCCTCGGATTCCATTTTCTGTGCTTCCTTCGCCAACGAACGGGCAGTTTGCAATTGATCCAACCATATTGGTGCCGTGTTCGGATCAAGTTCGCAACTGGTCGGCGTTGCCTTCCAAATTTGCGCAATGTCATCTGCCGTGAAGTCGTCGAGTTCATTCATCGGTGGGTTTTGTTCATCGACCCACAACCCAAACAGTTCTGTTTCCATTCGCAGTGCTGCGATTGCAGACTTGTTTCGTGGCAATTCGACACACGAAATTTTTAGATCACGATCAAGCACGACGAAATAAACGGGAACATCCAACACTGCTTGCTGTGCGTATCCCTGCCACAACCATTCGAGAGGTAGATCCGTTGCATCATGGATGCTGTATCGGGTGGTTGTTTTTGCTTCGACGATGACTGTTGGTTGTTCACTGTGATCGACACCGTCAAGTGACACCGATAGGCGACCACTTCGATAGATCACATCTGGGGTGTGTATGTCTGTTTGCAGGATGTGCGATGCCTCGGACAACAGTGCAGGTTCCAGCACATTGCCTCGCCTAAACACTGCGGTTTCGGGTTGCACAACGGGCGGTGCCAATTTCTCTGCGTACAGTTCGCTGCGTCGTTTGTATGGGGATGCACCCATGACAACGGGAACATCTGATGCCCCGAACAAACAGCGACCGTGTTCATCACGCCAACGGGCGTTCAACCATTCGAGCGTGCCGTGTGGTTGTTTCTGTAAAATTTTCATGTGTTCTCCTTCAGTTGTTGCCATTGTTGTTTGGGCGTGTAACACGGTTTTGATTGACGCACAGATGGCAAGTGTGTTCGTCGCCGTTCACATCCCAACCTCGTTCAGTTAGGTAATTGTTCGCCTCGTCTGAGGTCGACCAAAATGTGAAGTCCACCTGACCGCAAGTGTCACAGTGCGCCCTGTAGTGCGTTTTCATGCTCACCGTTGATCAGCCTCACGATCTGCCTGTGGGTCACGAACCTCCCAAACACCACGCCTCAGTTTGCGGAACAGATGCGGTTTGTCCTTTATGAAATTCCTAACCGATACAGACGACAGACCAGAAACTTCTACCAATCGATCGATGGTTACCTCGGCAAAGATGTTTTCGCTGCACCACGAAAGAATGGTGCTGTATTGATCCGCCTTAGTAAGTGCATCGGTTGACCATCGTGCAGATGCAAGCAACACACTGAGGTCACTGATCGACACCTGAACACGGATCGGTTGCGGTACATGTGCAACCCAGTTCGGTCGCCCATGCTGTGCGATCGCCTCAGCGACTTGTTCAAGCGGACTCATCGGATGCCCCAGACGACACGATCACTTTGTTCATGTTGCGTTCTGCCGAACCACGCAGCGACGAAGCCATCGCCTCGATCTGTCCGTACCAAAATTCGGCACGATCCCAGTCCTGCTTTTTCACTGCGTTTGTCACCTCAGCCAAGCATTCACGCAGGTTTGCGTTGCCTGACCTGATTGCGGATGGTCGATCCATTCGCTCGTAAAATTCCATTTCCATTTTTCCTCCTCGTTGTGTTTTGTTTGTTTACTTATTCATTGCTTGATAAATGGATTCCAACTCATCGGTTGAAATTCCAAGAATGTAAAACAAAGTGCGCAGATTGTTTTCGATCTGTTGCAACTTCTTTGCCGTCTGACCAATTTCGTTGTTTTCATTTGGAACGAAACTGGTGAACCGATGCGCACTGCAAAGTGTTTCGGTGAATTCCTTTTCCATTTTCTCTGCACGACGCTGTGCCTGCTGAATGTCATCGAGCAGATCCTTTCGTGCCTCAATCCAGTCACACATCAGTCGAAAAAGACTCGATGCCATTCTGAATTCAGGATCAGACTTTTCACTTTCCAGTGGTTCACGATGACAGGCTTTTGCAACGAACTGAAACCCAGTCAGACCTTCATCGATCGCCTCAGTGATGTTTTTCTTTAGTGTGTCCATTTGTTTTCTCCCTTTGTTTGTTCTTCGGCGTTGTTGCCTTGTGGGTGGGGGAGGCTCGCACTCCCCTGCCTGCTAGTCACCCGAACCACTTACACTTCTTGGAACACTTCAATGTCCGCAAGAACGGTGCAAACACAAGCAGCATTGTCACTGTTTCGTGTTCCATCGAGGCGTACGAACTGCTTGTTCAACCGAGTGACTTTTGTGATCGTCATTGGTTCGTAGCCAATTTGCGACATGTTGTAGGTATCACCTGCCTGCAAATCCTGAGTAAGCCTTGTAATCATTTCTCCCACCTCCTCTCCTCCTTTTTTGTTCATCGGGGTCGCCCCCCGATAAGAACCATGCTACATGGATTCAATTCATTTTGCAAATCATTTTGCAAACTTTTTTGAGCATTTAGTAGTAAGGGGAATCCGAGATGGGGAATTCCCCCTGCCTTTCAGGACAGGGGGAACTCAACCCACACGATGCGGAGAAGGAGGACACACCGTGCGCACGACACAGTAGTCAGGTGACAAAGAAAAAACTATTTAGGTGGATTTAGCACGATCATTGAACGAACCATCCCTTGCGGAATGTGCATTGCATGGATGCCTTCGCCGTCGCACAAGGTCTGCCAAACCGTGACATGACCCTTCTTGTAACTGTCCTCATCTGCGCTGACAAGAAACCCAACTGTGTCCACAATTGCTTCGCCGTCGTCGCTGAGTTCACCTAATTCAAGCCAACCACTTTCAGAAGTGTGAGCATCAGCCCACTTGATCCAAACAACCGTTCGACCGTTCATCACCACTTTTCCTTTTTGCGATCAGCACAAAAAACAGGTGCTTGGAATGTGATGTTTTTCTCTGGGGTGACAACAGCAAGTGCCTGCTGCGGTTGCTCAAACCCGAACCCCATCAGCAGTGCGTACTCATCAAATCCCTTCATCGATCCATTCACGATCATGGAAGGCGTGGACAAATACTGATGCCAGTGACCCAACCACAAGGTGTCAAACGACTTGCCCGTCGCCATGTACCTCTGATGCTTGCGTGCCCTCATTCGCATGATCGGCGGATAGATGCCCCCGATACCACCGCCACCCGAAACTTGGTCGCCGTGCGTGATCAGATGCCCATGTTCGTAAATGTTGATCAATGCGTCGGCAGACTCAGGGATCGTAAACGAAACACGCTTATCTTTTGCGAAGTGTCGCTCAACCATTTTCGACAACAGCCAGTCGAAGTTGGTTTTTACTCGTTGCTTCATTCGTGGTTTGCGTGTCGTTCGCCCGTGATTACCTACAACCGAAACGACATGGCACTTCTTGAACTCTTTTGTCAGCAGTTCGATCGCTGATGCCAACTGTTCACTCCAGAACAGCAACGATCCAATCATCGTGTCGTCGTTCGTGATCGAAAGTTCCTCGTGAATGTCGCCCGTGAAAATGTCGCCACCCAAAATGACCACAATCCCGTCATACGAAACACCAGCCAAATAGTGACGAGCCAACTTGATGACATTCTGAGTCCATCGTTCAAGTCTGATCATCGCTATCTCACGGTTGTAGGCGTTTAGTCCTTCCATTTCGTCGGGGTTCACCACCTCGTCGAAGTGTGTATCGGACAACATCACAACCAAAGTGGCGCTGCTGCGTTTTGGTTTTGCAGGTGACAACCACACCGCAGGGTGCAGGTCTGTGTCCTCGACTCTTTCGACGACAGACAAAACCTTTTCTAGTTCTTTGATCCGTTCGGACAGTTGTTGATTTTGTCGTGCGTATTGATCACGCTGCCGACGGAACGCATTGTCGTCTGCTTGTTGGTTCAGTGCGTCATCATGCAAGGTCACGATAAGCCCCTGATTGGCGGTATCTGTAAAGCGTTGCCTCCGAGATTTCGATACCTCGACGGTTCAACACATTGCAGATCGCCCGACCTGAGACTGTTGAGTCATCCAACAGTTCAATCAGTTCTGACAACTCGGTTTCGCTAAGTGTTTTAGCGATTTTGGCAAAGATTGGTTTGCGACCCTGAGTGCCTACGGGTTCAGCCAAAACTTCTTTTCTTAGACTGTCCATCATTTTCTCCTTCTTTGTGTTGCACTAAATGCTTCTCTAGTTTGTCATCAACACGGGTCACTTGTCTATAGATCATCTTCAATTGCGCCTGAACCACAGCATGATCCTGCCTATTTTCTTCGACAGCAGCCTTTTGTTCCTTGCGGAACATTTGCATGAAACCAACGATGATCCCACCGATGGCAGTTATCCCAGCCACGATGACAGCAGCGACACCTTGATCCATAACTAGATGCTTTACGCCACTGTTGGAATTTCTGGAGGAAATTCATCAAACACTTGCTTTATTTGTGGAGAAGACTTTTTGCCATCAACCTCAACATGGAACCAGTCACCATTGGGAGCACCATGAACAGTTGATTTTGTGTAGTTCTTCCACGCCATGTCACGATCGCATCGTGCAGCACGACCGAACGGTTGCGGAAAATAATCAATGATCATCTCGACACCAAGCGCATCAGCATGCTTGATCAGGTACTGCATCGCTGCCTCAGCCTGCTTGCGACCACCCTTTGGTTTGCCACGCTTGCCATCACCCATGTTTCGCCACGAAATGTCTGCAGCACGCCCCGTCGAATGAACCGACGGCGTGGATTTGCCTCGCATGTTGCGAACACCCCACGAACCATTATCCCAAAGGCAGTCGAAATGTGAGGTGATTTCCTTGATCAGTGCGCTCATCTGTGGATGAACACCTGCAGCAACAGCGTCGAAACCAGTGTACGGGCGCTTCATTTCTTCGCAGCCTTCTTTGCAGCGATCTTGGCTGGCGTTGCACCGAACGCAGCATCGATCTCATCCTTCGTGAGCGTGCCATCGACAGATGCACGAGCAAGTGACTCAACCACCTTGAACACCGATACTGCACCTGCGATCGCAGCCGACTTCCAAATTTCCATCTCGGGTGCAATGACAGCAGCACCCGTGATTACACCAAGTGCGTTTGTCAAAAATAGTGCAACAATCCTGCCCCCAATGTCCTGAATCTTTTTCATTCTTCATCACCTTTCCTGATCATCGTGGCGAAAAAATGCACCAACACAGTCGCACAGGTTATCCACAATGCCTGCCTCAAAGTAGTGCCACTGAGCGTCAATAAAACAAGTCCAGTACCAGCCCACACCCAAGCGTTCTCAATCAGATAATCGTGAAGTCGTTTCATTGTTTGCGCCTTGATGCAGTCGGGGTGGGCAATGTCATCAGAATTGTAGATGCTGCAACAATTGTCCGCCGTTGTTCCACCGTGATCGTCGAACCAACTGGCACATAGTCATCATGCGTGCCATCAAAAATGTTCACCGCATTTTCAAACTGTTCCTTTTCCTCGTCGGATGCATCTGCTGGTGGGGTTTCAATCTGATCGCTTACTGGGGCAGTGTCACTGAAAATAAAAGTCGGGGGGGTCGCAACCATAGGGACAGTGCTTTCGAGCGCAAGAGAACTGCTGCTAGAGGGCAATACGGGGATACTGGAAGTGGTCGTACTGGCAGACGGTTCAGTGGTCGTGGGGATCATTTCGGTGGTTGTTGTCACCATTTCGGTAGTCTCAGGGGATGCTTCTGTTTGCGGTATCGGCTGTGCTGTGGTCGTTGACTGGGGAACCGTGGTCGTTGTTCCTACTGTTGTGGTTGATTGTGCAGTCGTTGCGACTGACGACTCTGCAGGGAGCGATGTATCTGGCACAGGAACGCTTGAAGTGGACGAGGGCAGAAGAGTGGAAGAAGTCGCCACGGTCGTAGTGGCAGCAACACTCACCCCATAACTCCACAACCACGGATCATCAGGTGTGCCGTTGCGCCACCGTTCACAGTCAGACCAGTTCGGATACAACCCCGCTTGATAGTCCTCAACTGGTTGCTGCATCTGCCATGAAGTGTCAGCCCAACAAGTCCAAGTGATGAAGTCCTGCGCTGCTACAGGAGAAGAAAAGAAAGCGATCAGCGCAACGGGTGCGTAGATCAGCCAGCGTCCACGGCGACCCATGAAAGAGAATCCTCATCCCAGATGAAGGCTCCTTCAGGCTTCGCTGTAGGTGGCTGCCAATCGTGGTTCTCGTCAAGAGACCAAGATGCAAACGGTTGCGGTGCTACAAACACATCAGCATCCTCGTCGTAGAAGTAGCCGATGCCAGCAAACTGTTTGCGAATGTTGTTGTTGTACGAAGTGCGCACACACTTCTGACCACGAAAGTTGCCGTACCACTCTTCCCAATCGGAGATGCCATCGACAACTTCATCCTCGTTGCGACCAGTGATCACCTCGGTAACGATGTTGTTCTCATCGAGAAATGCATAGTGTGCCATTAGAAAGTCACCGTTCCTGTTCCAGCAGTAAATCGATAGATGCGTTGATTATTGGTAATTGTAAGCGACCAAGTTAGTCCAGCATCAATAGCAAGTAATGCTGGATAATCATTCGAGTAGCGAAGAATAACCACACCAGATCCACCCGGCTGCCCCGGCGCACCAGTTCCGTATCCGCCTCCACCACCGCCACCAGTATTTACGCCACCAGCCGTGCCGACAGATGAGATGCTCGCAGCACCAGTTCCACCACCACCAGCACCACCTGCACCACCTAGTGCGCCACCTCCACCACCACCGTAGTTCGTTGTTGTGCCAGTGATCGCTGATGTCGGTCCAGTTCCTCCAGCCTGTCCACCGTTGTTCCCACCTTTGCCCCCGTCACCACCAGCAGTCGTTGTTCGTGTTCCTCCAGCACCACCAGTTGCACCTTGCACACCACCAGCACCGTTGCCAGCGTTGCCAGACTGACCAAATACAACTGAAGCATTATTCGCTGCACCAACTGTGATCGTCGTTACGATCGGACCATACGCAGTGCCAGCAGCCAACCCACCACCACCACCAGCACCGCCTGGCACACCGTTTCCAGCGTCACCGTTTGATCCACCTCCACCACCACCAACAGCGATCCATTCACACTGATCGATCGTGCCACGCCAAACTTGTGAAACAGCACCCTGAGTTCTCATCATTACTGAACGAGGTGCGAGATCAGTTTGTAATGCGACACCACCCCTAGGCAATCTGTCAAACCGAGACATGATCGTTATGCGGTGATGCGATTGACATACCCGTGAATCACGATCACATTCGTGGTTGCAGCGAATGCCCTAACCACCAACGGTGTTGCATTTCCTTTGAGAATCAATCCCGGCACTACCAAGAACAAACCAGATTCAGGCTGCACCGTTAGTTCGATGTTGCCATTCGGCGCAGTAGTAGTCGCCCACTCGACCGTCAATTTACGGGCAGTGGTATCCGTGTTTACTGCATACAACCAAACTTCATCAAAGGTCGTGGTCGTAGTAGAGGCAGTGTGAATCGTTGTGCCAGCCGAAGCAGTTGCAGCAACAAGGATGCCTGCACCATCAGTTGAACCACTCAGCACTAATTTGTTGTAAGTCGCCACGCTCTTCTCCTAACTGAAGATCTGTACCTGAAGAATGTCTGCACCACCGCCAACAGCATCCCATCCAGTGCCGTTGTAAACATACATGATCAGCGTATCGAGAAGGTAGCAAGTCTCGCCAGCCTCTAGGGTCGGTTCGCCAGTTCCACCGTATGCAGCATCACGGGCTGCAGCAGATGCAAATACCTTTACGCCACGCATCAAGTACCGATTGACATCGACAGCCGTAACGACTTCTGCTGCCACCCACTGCTTAGTTCCTGTTATCGCCATAGTGTCCCCGATACTAACTGAAGGTGATCGTTCCCGTGCCTGCCGTGAAAGTCACGACAGTATCCGAAGAAACTGTGCTTGCGCTGAAAGTCAAACCAGCACCAACGCTGTAAGAGAAGGTGTTGGGGAAGCGAAGAATAACAACACCAGAACCACCAGATCCGCCAGAGCAGCCACCGCCACCACCAGAACCGCCACCGCCTCCAGTGTTTGCCGTTCCTGCTGTTCCTGCCTGACAAGATGTCGGATAGTTAGCATCTCCGCCTTTGCCACCTCCCCCGTTTCCTCCTGCGCCACCAGTGCCGTTGTGTGGAGAACCTCCACCACCACCTGCACGAGTTACGGATGAACCAGTAATCGTTGAGGCGACACCCGTACCGCCTGCACCACCTTGACTGTTAGACGGCGTGTTCTGACCTGCTGCACCTGCACCACCGCCACCAGCACCTGAACGAGACTGACCATCGTTCCCGTTGCCGTTTCCGCCTGCGTACCCCTGTCCAGATGTTCCTGCGCCACCAGTTCCAGAAGCAGCACCGCCACCGCCAGAACCACCAGAGTTTCCGCCTTCATTGTTGTTCGCTCCTCCGCCACCTCCTGTTGATGTAATCGTGGCGAATACAGAGTTGTTGCCGTTGCCTTTGTTCGCTGTTCCTCCAGCACCAACCGTTACGGTGTAAGCAGTTCCCTTTACCGCAGGGAACGCAGTTTCCGCAGTAGTTCCACCACCAGATGACTCAAGGTTCCACGCACTTCGATAGCCACCAGCACCGCCACCAGCACCAGCGTTCACCCCACCTCCACCGCCACCAGCAATCACCAGATAACTCACAGGAATGTATGCAAACTGGATCGAACCAGTACCAGCAGTGAAGGTCGTCACCTTGTCAGTGCCATCGACAGCAGTGGTGAAAGTCAAACCAGTTCCACCAGTAATAGTGAAGTCAGACGGGTATCGAACGATCACAACACCAGAACCACCAGAGAAACCGACCTGATTAGTTTGACCACGACCACCAGCACCACCAGTTCCAGTATTCGCTGAAC